CGCCAGTGTCCTATACAATTATAGGGTCAAATATTCATGTGCGTCCTATACCTGACGCAGTGATAACAATAGAGGTAATATTTGGTAACGGCATAACTGCCCTATCGGACTCTAATACAAGCAATACAGTGCTGACACGCCATCCAGATTGTTATTTATATGGGTCTCTTGTTGCAGCGCATACCTTCTTAATGGATGAGGCAAGAGCCACACAATATGATGCGTTGTTTAGTAGAGCATTAACAGAAGTAAAAAGAGATACACAGCAAGCACGTTTTGGCGGTGGTGCTTTAACAATGAAACAAGACTTTGGTGCTACATGATACCTTTTGGAGAGTGGCTACCTGACCAAGCCCCATTGAACTCTAGTGGTGCAACAGTGGCTACAAATGTCATAGCTGCTGCAAGAGGATACAGACCCTTCTTGGGATTAGCAAACCTATCACAAGCTGCTGATGCCTATTTACGAGGGTTCTTTGCGACTATTGATAGTGGTGGCACAGTACATTTATTCGCTGGTAACGCTACAAAGTTATTTAAATTTAACGCTGCAACAGCAGCTTTGGACGATGTTAAGAGTAGTGCGTATACGTTAGCAAGTGACGATCAATGGAAGTTTGTGCAGTTTGGTAATAGTGTCTATGCAGCAAGTGGATTGAGCAATCTATTACAAAAATACACACTTGGGTCTTCTAGTACCTTTGCTGATGTATCCGGCTCACCAAAGGCTAAGTTTTTGGCTGTTATTCGAGACTTTGTAGTGACAGCGCATAATAATACAAGCTCTACAAATAACCCTTTTCGTGTGCAGTGGTCACAGATTAACGATGCTGATACATGGACAGTAGGCTCTAACCAAGCTGACTTTCAGGATATACCTGATGCCGGAAACATTACTGGCTTAGTTGGTGGTGACTTTGGCGTTGTCTTATTGGAGAGAGGTATTGCAAGGATGCAATATGTTGGCTCTCCTTTGATATTTACTTTTGATATGGTGGAGACAGGACATGGATGCGATATACCAAACTCTATATCAGCCCTTGCGCCTACACAGATATTTTATCTTGCCTCTGATGGCTTCTTTATGTTCAATGGAGAGCGATCAATACCGATTGGGGCTGAAAAGGTGGACGAGTTTTTTCTAAACGATGCCTCACCCCATCAACTTGAAAGATTGAGTTGTAGTATAGACCCAGAAAATCAGGTCGTAGCATGGAGTTATGTATCTAATGAAAGCAGAACAAACGCACCTGATAAGATAATTATGTATAACTATGCGGTGGGTCGATGGTCACTAGCAGAGTTAGACCATGAGTTTATAGGCACAATTATATCGCCCAGTTTTACACTTGAGGCTTTGGCTACGATATCCAGTAGTTTAGACGCATTGGGTACGTCTTTGGACTCACGTTTCTTTAGAGGCGGTCAGAGTGCCTTTGCTGCTAGTTCTAGTAGTAAGATTGCGTCCTTTACAGGTGATGCGTTGGCTGCAACATTAGAAACGGCAGAGTTTGAGCCAGCAAAACTAAGAAAGTCACTCGTTAAGAGTGTTACACCCTATGTTACATCGAAAGATGTAGCTCCTACCCTTACTGTACAAGTGGGGTCTCGTTCTCGACAGATAGATACTGTTTCGTTTACAGCGTCTGCCAACCTGAATACGGATAACTTTGTACCCGTTAGAAGTAATGGTCGCTATCATAGAGTACGAGTTAATGCTAGTGGTGGTACTTGGCGTTATGCGTTGGGTGTAGATGTTGAGACTTCTAGTCTAGGAAGACGATAATGACAAGTTTCAACTTTCTGCGTCTACCCCAAGCTGGGGGAACGCCTAGAGAGGTTAGTAGTGCCGTAAATTTACTGCTCGAAGGCAAGCTAAACTCTACTGGGTCTTTTACCCTTACGGCAAGTGCCACAAGCACTACAGTGACAGATTTAAGGGCTAGTGGTGATAGCGTAATTTTATACAGCCCATTGTCTGCCAATGCGTCAGCAGAAGTAGGCAACGGCACAATATTTATATCTGCACGAAATAAACAGAATTTCGTTGTAACACACGCGAACAACGGACAAACGGACAGAAACTTTATGTATGTTGTACTAGGATGAAATTTTTGCCTGTTCCAGTTGAATATCTGGACGATAAATGGCAAGACATCAAACCTATACTTAACAAGGCTGTATGCCTGTCACCTCGTAAAATAGACATTGAGGACGTGTATACGGCAAGCAAACAAGGGGCATACCTTGTGTGGACTGTTGAGGAAGAGGATAAGGTGATTGCCGTTGTTACAACACGTATGGTCTTCTATCCAAAGGGCTACGCTATGGCGTTAGACTTTGTGGGTGGTGGACGCATGAAAGAATGGATTGAGTTGGTTTTATCAACTCTAGAGACACACGCTAGACATAACAAATGTATCCATATGGAAGGGTTTGGTCGTAAGGCGTGGGATAGATTTATAAACAAATTCGGATGGTATCCGGCACATATAACTTATCATAAGGACTTATAAAATGGGAAAAGGTGGTTCTACAGTTCAAACAACTACTCAAGAGATACCTAGATTTATTCAAGATCAAGTAAAACAAGTATTTGGTGAAGTTGAAAATTTTAGACCAAGTTCAAACATTGTGCCTCAAGTTGCTGGATTTACGCCAACGCAAACAACAGCACAGAACTTAATTA